CAGTAAACTGGAAGCGCAACATATTGCTGTCTCCAGCACCGCCTAAGTACCAAGTCCCGTAGGAGACACCTTTATCGTTGTAAATGTTTCCTATTAAAGACCCTTCAGAACGGAAACCAACAGGAACACCACCAAGTCCTAGAATGTAGCAATTTCGTTCTCTGTCGCTACCTTGAGCCTCGTATCCTACGCCACCTCTACGAATGACACCGAACCAACCCCAACTCAATCCGCCGAATTGGTATGTTACGGTGTCATTTTTGCGTCGAACTTTTAGATATGAGTTTCCGAGTTTAGACTTAATATTCAACGTTCTCCAACCAGTATCACCAGTCAATACTTCCCATCCTTGATTTCCGCTTCCTTGTCTCTTTATCCACTTGAGAGCTCCACTTGTAACAGCGGTATCAACGTAAGTAGTCCCGACTGGTGCTGTAACCTTGCCATTAGGCATACCCTGTCCATGGATCTCGTACTGGTTTACTTGATTGTTCGGTCCAGTAGCGGTTGGTAGAGTGACGTTTCCTCCTCCGTCGGATAAAATAAGGGTGTTCCCTTCAATGCTCAATTTCTGAGGGATTCCTACACCATCACGGCCATTTTCTCCTTTTGGACCAGTAAGTCCAATAGGACCTTGAGGTCCAGCAGGTCCAGTTTGTCCGATTGGCCCCTGTTCTCCACGAGGTCCAATAGGTCCGATGTCTCCTTTAGGACCGGGTTGTCCATCGAGCCCACGCTCACCTTGAATCCCTTGAGGGCCAGGGGTGAGTGAAATGTTATGCAACTCTTCCTTAGTAGCAAACTGACTTGTATCAATATTAGGCTTATTCTCTAAGAGCTCTACACGCTGTTTTAAGGCGCTATCATCATAGATAGTGTTATTGTCTGGCTTTTGTTTTAAAACCTCGATTTCGGCTGAAATATGGCTTATTTCGGTACGAATATTGCTATCGTCATACGTTCCGCCTTGCTCTTTGATTTTCGCAAAAAGTTCATCCAATTCTTGCTTGGTAACGACATCCTTAACGTCAACAATTCGACCAGCTTCACGTTCAATGAGTGGTGTTTTAACTGCCTTATCGATTTCACTCACATGAACATTGAATAAGAAGCTATACACATCTGCTGACTGCTCTACTTTTTCAAAATAGATGTAGCCAATAACAGGTTCATCAGTCGTGATCAATGATGTATCGAATTGAACCGTAAATGAATTATCTTCGATTGCTGCTTCTACTTCCTGGTATCGCTTAGTCCCTTTGAAATAGAATAAGCAGATAACCTTAGTAGCGGTCAATTCGTCAAGTGTGAATTTAAACTCAGCAATGCTTTTATCTTTACTGTAAAATTCTTGATAAAGTCTATCAATGTCTCGATTGTTTGGTGAAAGGGTTAATTTCTTCTCGATAACCTTCTTCAAGTGCTACCTCCTTTCTTTTTTAAAAAGAAAGAGAACCCAAAAGGATTCTCTTGATTTATTTTTCAGACCAAGCATCGTTCATCTGCTTGACTGCTGACTCAACGAAGGTATTGAGGTCACTGTCGGTCATGTGGATGTTGTACTTATCTAGTTCAGCACGGATTTTGATTCGAGCCTGTTCCAGTTTCTCTTCACCTTTGTAGCCAGTCTCTGAAGCGACCTGCTCAACTGCATTGACTGCATTCTTAGCAAGGATTTCAACAATCTTGATTGTCTTTTCTCCACCTTTTTGAACGAGGTATTCTTTTACAGCTTTAACTGCGATACCTGCCAAGATAACTAGAATGCTAATTGCTCCATTAATTAAAATTTCATTGATTTGTTGCATCGTCTTTCTCCTTAATTTCTACTTCGACTTTATCTTTTTGGTCAATGTTGACCAGCAACTGTCCTATCTTACGAGCATTATCTTTCTTGATTTGATTGATATACGGTTTTAGAAATTCTGGAAAAGCTAGTCCTATCATTTCCCAATTTTCAATTACCGAAAAAAGATAATTGAATGAGAAAAACATAGTCCAAGCAATCCCGAAGCTACGAAAACCTAAAGAACGTGCGTACATAGCTACAAGCAAGATAACAACGAAAACAATGAAATGTCTAATCAATCCCATTGTTCCTACTTTGCTATCAAAACGTTTAGTTTTAAAAGCTTTAATATAGCCTGTAATAATGTCTAGTACCATCAACCAAAAAAAGAAATGGATGTAAGGACTATAAGATAGGTTTTTGAGGTGTTCTAATAATTCATGAAACGCTAAATCTTGCATAGACTACCTCTTATTGAACAGGTTGAGTGTTTAGCTCGCTAGATGGTCCTTCCTTCTTCGGTTCAGTCCACTTCCAGATGCCTAATTTACCGTTTTGCTCAAGGCTTGCAAGTTCTTCAAGTGTTTGACCTTGATAAGTAAACGCTTCGTTCACTTGAACCATTACACGTTTCCCTTCTTGGAATTTCTCAACATGGTTCGGATTTTCAAGAGCGAAAATCTCTTGTGGTTGGTAAGTCTTACCAGTTTGACCAAGATCTACCAGTTCAAGACCACGCTTAAACAATGTAGGGTCTAGAGGGTTGTCTGTGTCTGTCACACGAGCCAATACAGCCCAGTCTGCGACTGCCTTAACTTCAGCAATCTTAGCATCTTTCTCAGCTAGTTTTTGCTCGTAGCTTTCAGCTTGTGTGTGCAAGTCTTCTTGAAGTTTCTTCACACCTTCAGCAGGATTTAGTTCAGTAGCAACTTGACCAAGAACCGCTTTAATCAATTCCTCGTCTGAGTCGTTCACACGGTTACCAATTAACACACGGTCAAATGCCGTATATGGTGCATCTTGACGGATTGCTACGAATGTGCGGTTTTGTTCTTGTAAGTATTTATTAACAATAGTAAATGTCATATATTAGTCTTCCTTTTCTGTTTCTTTCTGCATTTCTGCTTGTAGTTGTTGAAGTTGCGCTTGTGTTTCTTCATAAAGCGCCTTGTAATTAGCGCATTCAATCGTCTTGTTGGCAAGTTGAATTGCTAAGTCGTTAATAACTTTGTCTAATGTGTTCATTTTTTAACCTTTCTATTTAAGAGGTCCGTATGATGACCATGAATAATTTTTAGAGGTAGTTTTTACATCGTGAAGCTGAGCAATATTTCTGTAAATATCGTTAAACAACAATAACAAATTGTAAGATGGCCCACCAGGTGAAAATTGCAAAGTTGTACCTTCTCCGTATTTCACCCGCAAAGCTGTATAAGGCTGTGAATTCCCGCGGTCACTATGGTTTACAGTTAAGTTAAAAGCGTGGTCTCCACGCATATAGATACCGACACCACCACCAGAGTCACCACCCATTGCACCCCAAACGTCATTATCAGGTCCTCTAAACGCTAACCCGTTAGAGTCCCATGAAGTCCGCCAACCTGTAGGACCCCCTTGCATCCGAATTTGTCCAGCGTTCAAATCAAAGACTGATCCACCGTTTATAGACGTGAGCACCCCACCTTTAATGTGGTTAGCTGTGAAATCAATGGATTGGATTCTTGTAATGGTCGCTTGTTTTGCAAACAATTCATTAATGAATGCTTGTTGCGATACTAACTTTTGAATGAATGCAGTATCAAACTTAACCTTATCAGCTGTAACTGCTTCAGCTCCCAAAATAGTAGTAGTAACTGAACCAGCTTCAAAATTGGCGGTTTTGAGTTTGTCGATCATGGCTGACTTGATGACCGCATTATCAATTAAGGTGTCACCAGTAATGTGGGTGGCTCTACCTATAATGCGGTTGTTTCCGTTAGCACCTAGATTGATACCAGAAATAATATCCCCAGCGCTATTCAGATTTTGTACTGCCCATGAACCAGCTAACTGTGTTACTTGTGTTCTTGTTGCTTCCAAACCTTTAGCAATCTGTGTCGCTCTTGTCTGTGCATCTGTAGCAAGTCCTTTAGCTTCGTCTGTCATTTTATAAGCTTCGTCAAATTGGCTAGGTTTAAAGCTGCCAGTTCTCGGACCTCTCACAAGCATAGGCTCTTTGACTTCTACCCATCCATTTTTTACAAGATAGAAGAAAATAGGGAAGTTCCCTACTTGGTCAAAATCAAGGTCTTCTGTCATTTTGAACGTACTTTGGAAGTCAATCCAAACGTTTCTGACTGGTGTCTCAGGGTTTGCAATCGTTTTCTGTAAAACTGTTTTGTTTTGTGAGTGGTTTTTGATAACCACGCAAAACTCATGATCTAGTTGTCGTCTGATTTTATATTTAAAACCTAGCGTGTACACTTCGCCTTTTAAAATTTTAGGTACATAAATAGGCAACGTGAACCCGCCCCAGTTATAGCCAGTCAGACCTTGAGCGTCAATATTGAATACACCGTAAGAAGTGTTATAGATACTAACTCCGTCTCTTTTGGCTACGATTGTATGTTTATCAAGTTTTTCAGAATTGACAATTAAGTTGTTATCAGACACCACTAAGTCGTTTACTTCCGTTTGGAAAATCTCGTTAGACATAACCAAACGTGAAATCTTATCGGGCAAACCTTGTTCGGTATTTCCTAAAACACGCTCATAAAGTTGGCTAGTTTCTTTCACACGTTGGAAGTCTGCTTCATTGACCTTGCCAGCAACTTGGCTTGTAAGGCTAGTAATTTGTCCGTCTATATCTTGCTTATATTCTGCGAGTTTTACTTCGTTATTATTCGTCTTATCTCTGACTGCGTTTAAATTGCTTAAACTGTCGTTTGCGATTTTCTTCGCTTCTGTCGCTAAATCTTTACTTGTACCAGCTTTTTTTAGAGCTTCTTCTGCTTTGGTCTTGGCTTCTTCAAAGCCTGCTGGACTGAATTCATGAAATCTTCGATTGATTTCTTCGGATAACGAACGTTTATTTTCTTCGGTTTTAGCTTCAACGATCTTGATTTGGTCGCTAAAATCTTGCTTTATTTGGTCAACCTTGGCATCGAACCCTCTATCAGCTTCTTCAATTTGGTTTTGGAGTTGAGCTTCAAAGTTATCAAATTGTAAAATCTTCTTCGTTATGGTCCCGGCATACGAATATTGCGCATCATTCCCAGCTTTACTGTCGGCACTAATACGACCACGAAGCCCACCTTTGAAGTTGAAAGATTGGCTCAAAACTGGAGACTTGAACGTTTCTCCTGTGTTGGTTTTGATAGTTACCCACTGGCCAACATCAAGTAACAGATGTCCTTGATAATTCAGGCTAAATGGATAGTACCTGATGTCTTTGATATTGTGATAGAGGTTGTCTAAAGCTGACTGGTACATCAACACATTCTCAATTTCAAGTGAACGACCTGTACGCAATCCGACAGTGAGCGTTTCTTTATCTTTTTTACAGGTTATCCCTGCAATCTGATACTCAATCTCGCTCTTGGTCAATCCGTGCATGAAGTAGCTATCAGCAGTTATCGTGATACCTGAGTCGGTCAACTCTTTGATTTCAAGCTTCCCTTCTCGATTGAAAAAACAAGACATCCCGAGCATCTGAGCTGATAGACCCAAGACGTCTCGGAATGTCATTTTTTTATCTTTAGGAATATTATCAATTCGATAATTCATGGATGCAATACCCATGGTTTCATTGGCAAGTTCGATACCTGTTTTTAAACAGATTTCTTTGATCACATTTCTGATTTCTGCAGGGTAGGTTAAGTCTGTGACGTGTTCACGGTTCAACTTAAACATGCCGTCCATAAGCTCAAGCGTAGTCGTGTTTCTGTTGCGGTCAATTTCAATATCGTTGATGAAGTATTCACCCATCTTCACCCATTCATAGGTTCCATCGACCAAAAGACCGATTTCAGGATAAATCTTATCTAACTTATTAAAAGTAGTGATAATACTTGTGAATGTAATCTTACCACTTCCAGCACACGTTCCACCAGGTTTATAAGTATCGCCCTTGATATAACCATACTCGAAACTAGCCTCTTTGATGTCGCTAGATTGGTAAGCACCGACTCTGATAGCAAGGGTGCGGTTTTTAGCAAACATAGCTTCATTGAATTTCTGTCGTCTGAATATATCCATGTTCTAACCTACCTTTCTATCAGATTAAATTTAGCACCTGACCACGGCTTGAATTGTTCAGTAAACGAATAACTTGGAGCCGTTCTGTCTCCGACATAAAAAGTTTTTGTGGTTTGACCTAGAATCGGGTCAGGATAGGACACTGTGAAAAACTCAGGCGATACGGCATTCAAAAGCTGGCTCATTTCTCCTTGAGTCAGCATGCCCCACTCACAATCTAATTTACGTTTAACCGTGATACGGTCACGCACCATGTCTCCGTTTGCGTTACGACCTGTTTCTCCGTCGATGTCCTGGATACCGACTTGAAAAGATTTGGGAGGCTTAACAGCCACCCCGTTAATGATTAAACGTGCCATTTTACCTCCCTCTAAATGTTAAGCAAGACTTGTCCTGCACGTTCTTGTTCTCGATTGATTTCTTGAATGGCCACACGCCCGAATTCGTGTCCACCGATTTGAATAACAATGTCACCACTACCACTAAATCCTCCAGATTGTGGCAATCCACCGCCTAAAGCGTTGACCACGGCACCGCCGACGATACGTCCCATAGTTTGTAAGAACCCAGTATTCTCAAGTGGCATAACAACCTCTTTACCAGCTTCACCAATCATGGCTACAGTAGGACTGTCAACGATACCACCACGGGCTAAACGAGGAAGGCTGACATAACCAATGCTTCCTAGAGATACTCCAGGAATCTTATTGATCATTCCAATGACACCATTAATCATACCAACAAAGCCATTGACAACATTCTCAATCGTTCCCAGAACAGCATTAACTGCGCTTCTAAAGGCACCGCCTACTGCACTACCGACTGCTTGACCTGCACCAACAAAGATATTTTTGACGGTAGTCCAAACGCCACTGAAGAAACCTCCGATGTTGCTAAATGCGTTAACCACTGCATTATAAGCGCTTGTGAAGATACTTCCGAACCAAGTAGCTACGTTAGCAAGTGCATTCGTGACGTCGTTCCATCTTTCGCCAAACCAGGTACCGATATTAACAAATATACCAGTGAGTCCATTCCAAGCTTTCTGGAACATATTTATAAACCAGGTACCGACGTTTGAAAGTGCAGTAGTCACTTCAGTCCAGCGCTCGCCAAACCATGTTCCTAAATTCATGAAGATGGCAATAACTCCATCCCATGCAGCTTGGAACACACCAACGTACCATTCTACGAATGGAGAGTAGATAGCAACGATCGTATCGAAAATGATTTGGAATAATGTCTTAACTAAATCCCACAATGCGCTCAAAGTGGTAAACGTAAGACCATAGACAAACTGAGAGGCATTTTCCAAGAAAGAAAATAACGCGCTAACAATCTCGCTCAACCCTTCTTGAACTTTGCTAAAATCTCCTGAAAAAAGACCTTGAATTATATCAACGATACCAGTTAAAAGCTCAGCAATATCTCCTACAAGTTTAGTAATAAAATCATAAGTGTTAATGAATATTTGAGCTAAGAAGTTAAATACTGGTCCTAGAACCTTGAAAAACGTCTCAACTAAGAACGCAATAACTGGATATAAGTGCCGGTTCAGCGTCTGGGCGAGTTCGAGGAATTTTGCGATTAGCTCGACAATCTTTTCGACAGACTTGCCAACGTTACTATTAATCACTTCTGAGAATTTCTTCCTAAATTCATCAATGACTGGTTGAATGTTTTCATCCCAGCCTTTAATAAATACATTGATAAACTTAGATAAGTCTTTACCTGCAGTTTTAATCAGTGGACTGATATGTTTTCCATAAAAAGCGCTAACTGTATCTATAATTTTATTGATAGCTCGTTCTGCGCTCTCGAATATTGGAGCTACGGATTGAAATAGGTTTTGTAAAGAATTCGACAATCCAGGTGCGTTATCTACAATAGCACGCTCGATGGCTTGCATTATGTCACTGCCTAACTTCATTGAAATTTCTGTAACAATAGAACCAATCCCTAAGAAGATAGAAACTAGAGAGCTTCCAATTCGTACAGCACCTGTTGAAGTTATCGCATCGTAGAACGCACTAGAGAGCGCTTGAGCGATGTTTCCGATTGCTTCGTATATTTCACCGATACTATCGAATGAAGCTACTAGAGCTCTGATTATGTGCTGTTTTTGACGTCCCAAACCATTAGCAATGCTCTCGGCAAGAAATACACCAATACCAACACCGACTGTGCCGATTGAACCAGCAACCTGTCCGAGTGCGTAAGCTATCTTTTTGGTCATCCTATCATAAGCATCTACAACTCTTGAATCCGTAGCAATTTCTGCGATTGTTTTGCCAATTTCTCCCAAAGCAATCTTGATACGTTCCAATCCGTCAGATTTAAACGCAGCATTAAACCCTTTACCAAACAGGTCGAATAAACCTTTTAGTTTATCTCCAAGGCCATCGAAAATGCTCTTGAATTGGTTATCCATATCGGTAAGAGCAACTTCTGGTAAGATGTCTTTGAAAGGTCCGCCACCGCCTCCCTTTCCTTTCTTACCTTTGCCTCCACCGCCACCGCCTTTGCCTTTGCCAGCACCGTCATCATCGCCAGAATCGTCTTTCTTACCTAATAGGTTGATTTCATCAAACCCCATTAAGCCTAGCAACTCTTTAACGGCTTTCTTGGCTGACTTGGCAGTGTCGTCCAAGTTATCGGCCATACCACCTGAAGCATCATCTGCGTCACCCATAGCATCTGCGAGGTCGCCTGCGCCACCCGCTGCATCTTGTAGCGAACCATTCATGTCATTGACTGCTCCAGCTACACCACCGTCTTTTACTGTCGCTTTCTTGTTAAACATTAAAGCGATGAATTCAGCCAATTTGGCAGTAACATTCTTTAGCACCATCGCAAACGAGTTCAAGACTGGCATGATAGCGTTGATAATTGGTAAGAATGCGTTTCCTACGTTAAGCGCAGCATCTTTGAGCAATGATTTAAACAAGCTAATGCGCCCGTTAACTGATTGCGACAAAGTCGTGCCATATTTAGCAGTTGCTTGTTCCAGGATAGCCATAAGACGAATCTGTTGTTGTGTCTGGTAATCTAACTGGTCCCAGCTTTGGCCATTTGCAAAACGCTTGAACGCTTCAGTAGATTGAATCATCGCCACATTGACGTTGATTCCTAAATCTTCAATTGCTTCGGTGTTCCCTAGCAAACCAGAGCGAATACGTTCCATAACGTCTGTAATGCTGCGCCCTGAACCCTCGGCAATAACTGCCGATGTCTGAAGCATCTTAGCAGTATAAGCGCTAAGCTTGTTTGAGTCTTTGATAAAGCCAGAAAATAAGTTTGAATATACCGCCCCATATTTTGTCGCTTCACCAACGCCCATATTCATAGCGCTTGCGTTATCGTTAACCCATTTTAAGAATGTTTGTGAGCTCTCGCCCATTTGGCGCTTGATTTGGTTGACTGCTGCCGTGACTTCAAGAGCCATCTGTGTCGAATACATACCAACATCAAGCAACTTTTTTCCAAGGTAAGCAAAACCAGCGAATTTAGCAAGTTTACCAAACACACCTAGCATTGAGCCAGACTGCTCCTTGATTTTGTTGGTTGACTCTTGCACCTTGCTAGATGCACCTTTGACTCTATTCTCAACTTCTTTCATTTTGTTCTTGAAAGGCGCGATTTCAGCGTCAATCATTACTTTGAGCTCATCAAGAGTAACTCCCATCTATTCTCCTTTTATTTTCATTTTTCGATTATGACTTTCAGCGAATGCGCGCATGCGTTCTTTATGTAATCTCATTTCTTGTTCTTGCCTTGCTTTTTCGACTTGTTCTTTCTCTTCCTGGAATAATTCAGGCGCATAGTCCCAAATCTCAAGTGGCTTGGCATCATTTGAGAGCAACAAGGATACGTTATTAGCAATCATTTGCGAAAGCCTGTACGACTCAATGATTTTGTCTTTTTGTTTTTGGACCCTTACACGGTTGTAACTCTCAATCATTTCTCTGATTTCAAGAACCGTTAAATCCCAAAAAACGAGAGGCTCCCCCCCGATGTCTAAAAACATAGGGTAAAGCCTCTCAATCATTTCTTTTACTGAATGGACAGTAGTCTCTTCTAGTCGACTACTTCCATTTTGGCTTTGGATTTCTTGGGAGCTTTCTTCTTGCTTTTTTCCTCCCGTGGCATAAAACCCGATACTTGAAGCATCGGCAAGATAACATCCGCCATGAACGCTGCCTGGTCTCCACCATTATCGACATACTCGTCGTAAAGGTCAGATGTATCTTCAAATGAAATCCCGTGTTCAAATTTTTGAAGCGCCCCGTGGACTAAAAGTAACATGACCTTGAGAGGTGGCAGAGTAAACTCCTCTCCTTTCTCAGGCATGAATACCTTGAGCAAGTTTGCTCCAATTTTTTCTTCAACTTTAGTTCCTTGCAAGGAAGTAAGGCGGAGTTTCAACTCCTTATCCTCACCGACCTTCCATGTCGTATATGGTAGAGCCATTTAATTAACCTCCAATTCCGTCTTTGAATTCAAGTTCAGATTGCAATGCGATTTTAAGAGTAAACTCAATTACAGAGTTCACACCACCACCACCGAGTTTGACAGACACTTGACCTTCAAATTGTACCTCGGTACCGTCTGGGTATGCTTGTTTAAAGAAGAGTTTCTCTTTATCTTCCGCTGCCTTACGCAAAATACGGTAAGAAGAAGTTGTGCTTGAGTTATCATAAGCGAACTTGTACTCAAGCTCCCCTGCATCACCAATACCAAATTCGTATTTTTTAACCTTGTCTTCAAGGGTGGTATTCTCAACCTTTTCAGGTTCAATACCGAATTCAGGTACTTCTTTAAGACCTGCAAGTTTTGTGTAAGTTCCTTTAGCCGTCCCGTAAGAAAGCGTAATTCCGTTTGCTAACATATATTAATTCTCCATTCTGTATTGATAAACAAGCTCAGAGTCTAGGTCGACAATTCCTTCAAATCTCATCAATTTATGCCTCAAATGAGAGGGGTCAGGGATATCTTGACTTTCAATTCTACGCAGACCTAATGAGGCAAAAATCTCATTGATTTTAACTGCGAGGTTGCTAGTGCTATCATTATCGAAGATATCAACCTTATAGCGAATTGATGTTTTTTGTTCTTTGTCGTCGAACCAATCGCCTGGCTTGTTCTGTTCTTCTAAAAAAATAACGACAGGGAAGTGTTCCCAGTCGCTCGGATAAGTGTCGGTCACATTATCTGCGACCTTCTGCAATTCTTTATAAATAACTGGCTTAATATTAATCATCTTATCTGTTCTCTAATCTTTCTACTAACGTATTTTGAAATGTTGTTTGATATACGGTCGTGATTTTCTTTCAAGGCAGGATACAAGTAAGGTTGTGCAGGCTGACCGTACATTTTATAGAACTCTCCCATTTTTTGGAAGTGGTAAGGTCCTACGTTGATTTGGTCTTCATGCACATACCAAGGTGTAGAGCGATAAGACACGCTCACTTCAGGCGATATACCCGAATGATTAGCTAACCCTTTCGGACCAGTTCCAAGTTCGACGTAAGCGCCGTGGTCTGAGTTCGTGAAGATTTCACTCGATATCTTATTTCCGTTTATTTTAAGACGGACTCTGATACTGTTTCTCAGCTCGCCCTCATTTGCTGGAGCTCTGAGTTTTGCTTCAGGTTGTACGATTGTTTTACCAGCGTGTAATAGTGCTTGTCCTACAATCTCATTAGTTTTAGCACCGTATAACTTACGGCATTTAGCGATTAAACTATCTGCTCCGATTAAACCTGACACGTTCTAACTCCAAAACTTGATGCTGGCTATACACTTTTTTCGAGATAACCCGATGCGTGACTTCTGTCTTGCTATCAATACAGACCCCGTCTTTGACGTTGATATCTACATTCTTGCTCGCATTTGCGTTCAAGATATCGTTCAAGCGTTCGCCATAGATTTCAGATTGTAGCTTGCTACTCGCTGGCCACAATTCAAGCATTATTTCACCAACATTACTCGCATAGCCTTCTTTAACAACACCCTCATCTGATACAGTTTTTTCAAACTTCCTGAGAGGGTATGGTTTCAGTCTATTCTTTTTCAAAAACATGACCTGCCACCCTCGCTAAGCGATGCATCCGAATACGCTGTAAGACACCCGTAGACAGTCCGTTTTCTCCGTAGGTAACAGATATACCGCCCTCACTTCTTGACTGCTCTCCCTCGCTTCCTGAGCGGTTGTAGAGCTCAATCACAAGCTCTGGGATAAGTCTTTCGAGCGCCGGCGTAAGATTGTCTCGGTTAGTTTCTGATAAAATGATGTTTTCTGCCCGTAAAATTAAAGACGAGAGGACTGCTTCGTCACTCTCGCCCGTCAATATTTTTAGTTTTCCAAGTTCCATAAGACCTCCTAATCTAAAGGAGTCGTCTCGTCTCCTTGTGTTTCGGTTTCTTTTTCAATGATTTCAAGGACATCTGAAATAGACACACTGAAGCTAACCTTTAAATTATTTTCAAGCACTTCAAAGCGCTCGTCCGTAATTTCAAAGACTTCATTTTCTAGACGTCTGATTCCAGCTTCCCAGTCATTGAATGATTGTATAGCTTTAACTTTCATTATTTCTTAATGTCCGCTAGTACTACTTTAGAGTCGTCTGAAACAGCCACTGTGTAGAACTCGTCGATTGAGATTTCAGTAGTACGTTTCAAAGACTTACGGTCTACTTCGACGTTTGGATCACGTTTAAGGTAGACTGTCAATGCTGCAGTGTCCTGTTCAGTTTCGTCATCATGAGTAAGTTTGATGATAGGGCAAGTGTAAAATGCGCTAGTTGTGTCAAGTTTTACTTTCTTAGTTGGAACAATACGAGTGTTAGCGATTGTACCGATTTCCCCAGTCATGATCACATTTGCTGGATATTTATCAGCTGAGATAAAGTTAGGGTCTTTACGAAGAGTTGTAACTTGTTTAGGGTTAACAAACATTACTTTTTCTGTATTAACTTCTTCTTCAAACAGATCAATAGCATCCACGATAACGTCATAGCTGATTGCTTTAGTTTTAGAGTCGTATTTACGTGTGTTTGTTGCCAAAAGAGCATCCAAGGCATCGTTGTCAATTTTAGAAGCGACTGCAAGTGCAAGCTGGTTCTCAGCGTTTCCTACTGGATCGCCATAGCCAGAAAGAACCGCCTCGTCTGTCAATTCGACTGCCTTCATTGCTTTTTTGATTGTAGCAGTCTTAGTAGAAGTACCAAGAGTAACTACTCCAGCTTCCACGCCTTCATTTACGTCTTCAGCATCACCGATATAAGTATAAGATGGAACCGTGATAGTGTTACCTGGTACACCTACCAAAGTACGGTCAATTGTTGCAAATGGTGCAACACGTAGTTTTTTAGGTAGCTTAGCTGCTACCATGTCCCCCATTACTTGAGGATTTACAAGATTTGCAATTTTAGTTTGTGTCATTTTTTAAATTCTCCTTTTTAATTAATTCAAAAACGAGTTATACAGTTCAGGGTTTGTCTGTTTCAAATTCGCCTTCTCTGCATGGCTCATTCTGTAAAATTGAGCTTTGGTAAGCTCTGTCGATTGTTGTGGCGCAGTCTTGATAGGTGCGCTACCTTTCATTCGGTCAGATACGCCTTTCTGGACTGCATCCTCCCACGTTTTCTGAATGCTTGCGACTGATTCAGTCACGGCTTCTGCGTTTGATAAATCAACCACGGCTACTAATTCAACTGGTAAGCCACGTTCACTTAGCATTGCCTTAGCTTCTGCGGTCAATTCTTTACGAGCAATAGCTTGTTCACGGTTGGCCAGTTCTTGCTCACGCTGTTCTAACTGATATTTTTGTTTCTCGTCAGCGTTCATTTTGGCAAGCTTCTTAGCTTCGTTTTCCTTAGCTTCTTGCTCTGATTTCCACTTAGCAAACTTTTTGTTGATGATTTCGTCAACTTCTGCATCTGTGTACTTCTTCTCGTCTTGCGGTTGGGTTTCGATAGTAGGTTCTGCAGGCACCCCTTGAGCTTCAACCGTTTCGACTGTTTGTGTTTCTTCGTTCATTACGAACCTCCTATTTTTTAAGTCGTCCCCGACTGTGTAATTCCATGGCTTTTAGTGTCGTCAATGCTCGGACAATCAAAAAACCGCATCGGATTTGATACGGTTAAGTAACAATATTAAGCAGCAGTCTATTCCTGCCAGTCAAGATGTTGGATCACCTCCTAATCTTTAATGGCACGATTTGAAACCTTGGCGTAAACATCCACATAAGTCTCTTTCTTGTCTCCGTTATGCGTGATTTCTGCATAATCTCCACAAGGTTCGCTTGATGTAATTGCGTTCGTACTAACAAGAGCTTTCCAGTTTTGCAGGGTCTTACTAAACCAAACTACAAAGCAATCTTCTGCTTTGATTTCACGACCTGATAAGCGCGAAAATTCTTGTGATGCCAATCGTTTTGCTTTTTCTAACATTTTTATTCCTCCATTTTTTCGTATGTTTCTGCAAAAATATCCGGCTTGCATGGATAAAATTCTCCTTGGACACCTTTGATAATGTAGTCACCTTCTGTTGCAATCATCAATCCTTCAAGTGTTTCTATCTTTAAAACTGGATTATCCAAATCAGCATAATCTACACGAACTGGATCTAATCCTAATTTTGATAACTCCAAAATTGATTCTTCTGTATCTACGAACTGAACCGCCTCAATTACAACTGGTTTCTTTCTGTATTTCATTTTTTTAATCCTTTCTTTACACCTTCAACTATTCCACTGATTACGGCCAGAATAATAAAGATTAGCAACAAGAGTACCAACCACCCGAAAGCGATTGATACCCATTCCCAAATAAACATCAGCCCCTCCTTTCTGAGCATAAAAAAAGCACTTAGATTTCTCTAGGTGCTTTGATAATTGTTGGTTATTTTTTACCCAAAACCGTGTGAAAACTTATCTGGCAATTTTTTGCCAAGTTTGATACTTTTAGTTAAAGTGTCTTTTACAAACGAAGCAAATTCTTCCAAATCGTCGCCTGTATAGGTGTAATTTAAGGTGTTTTTATCCACTGTAGCAACGCCTTCGCACTCTCCACTCACTGCAGAATATTGTCGCATAGTGTCGCCGTCTTCAATCTTGTTCAAAGTAATAATCTGTCTATCAATCTTCGCCATTTTTAATCGCCTCCTGGTAATTAAATTTTTTGTTAGATTTTTTATGAGCTTCATCATAATCCATTTTTTTATGGTTCATGTAGTATGACTCAAGGCTCTCGTGTTGTAGCATTATTATATCGCTCTTTTTTGGGTTACCCATGTATAATCTTTGAAAACTTCGAGCCATATCATAATGCGGATAAAAGTTCATTTCCCTCTCTTCAAAGGCGTCATAATCCCACAATAAATACTTGTTATCTAGGATGTGTTCTAATGCTTTCGATACTGTAGAATGAGGAAGGTTACTACTCTTCATCATTTTTTTAACAACATCTTCTCTGTCCGAATTTCTCAGCTGATTATAGTATCTTACTGCAAAGGCATTTTTTTGCTTCTCTACATCTCCACGAGCAGCGCTTATCGAACCACTAGAAACCTGAGAGGTTAACTTATCCATACCTTGATTATAACTCTTTTCTCTGTCTTTTGCAACGTATTTATCATACCACTCTTTATAAGACATATCAGCAGGCACATACTCGACCTTTCCTGTTTCAGGATTTCTAGCCCTACGCTCGAGCTTGCTGTAGTCGATATCATCATCGTGTGCGATAGTAGTAGACCTGCACCATGGATGTAGTGGCGGATAGTTCACACCAGGGATGGCCTCGTCTGTGTTATAAACCCTATTGTCGTGTTGTTGACAAATATGCGATGTCCGTTTATCCAGCACGGCTACGAATTTATACTTTGTAATCTCAGCATCTTCGTAGCTGAGCAGTTCCATCTGGTTATGAAAGAACGCTGATTCCGTCCGAACCAAACGCCTAGCTTTATTTTGACCAACTTCAAATCGTTCGGATATCGCTTGAGATGTATCTCTTACGCTTCGACCAGTCATAAGACTCACTAAAAGCTCGTCTTTCACGCTTGAAGCGAGTGCCCCAGTATTTGACCATATTCTGTCCGAATAGGCCTCTCCTGTCCACTTTAGACCTTGTAGACGTTTGATTTCTGTTTCGGGTAGGTCGGAGAAACTATAAGCGAGTCCTGTCTGCTGTTGCAGGTCAAAGGTAGCCTTGTAGTAGCTATCCTTCATAAGGTCGCTATAAAAAGCATCCGAGCCTTTCTTCTCAGAAAGATAGATAGAACTACGCATCAAATCCAAGTCAGCACTTAACCGTTCGAGTCGCTTCATGCGATAAGCATAAGCTGGACTGTCTAAGTCAGCAAGTAAACGTTGGATATTCGGGTCGTCCGGCCTAGCTTCAAGCACCTTGCGAAGTTCGTTCAGGTCCTTCTGGTCCTTCATGTTCTTCAAGACATGACGAGCATCATGCTCACTCAAACCATAATCACGTTGAAACTTGTCAAAGATCTTGTTGATTTGTTTATCTAGATAGTCTTTCGATTGCCTGTAGACATCGTCAAACTTGTCCGCTTGCTTCTCTGCCTTATCCATTTGCTCATAGATAAGGTTAGCCTTCCTCTGGGTCCAGTAGTCCTTGTTGTTCATCTGTCACCTCTTCGTCTGGCTTCGTGTTTGCCTGGTTAAAGAATGGCACACGTTCCATATTCTTTTCTTTCTCTTCCTCGAGGGCTTCCAATTCAGCATCATGAACTTCAACGAATGGCAAGAGAGAAATAAGCTGACGAAGTGACACCTTGCCTTCAAGATTATTGATAACCTGTGACAATTCAAGCAAGTTCTTAGGCAATCCGCGGCTAAACTGTGGCACGATTGAATGTGCTTCAAGTGCAATCTGTTGCATGCCAAGATAATGAGCAAAGATAGCAATACGTTGACGAATACCACGTTTGTAATTTGCTTCCTTGGTCTTCGTAATCATTTCAAGACCTAGTAGCTTGAATTCCATGGCTACGCCTGAACTATTACCTGCGAAGTTCTCATCTGTCAAGTTTGGCACATGACTGAATGTGTAGATGTCTTCCTTCAAAGCCTTACGCAAAATTTCAGTAGCATTCTCATCAAGTGCATTTTTTAAGAAGTCAGCTTTGGCATCTATTGGTAATTCCAAAAGACCTTCTTCAACAAGGATTCTCATCGCTTTTCTAGCATCTTCCAGGCTGTCGGCCAATTGTGCACCGTACAATACGAGAATAGACTCGACTGCTTGCTCTTTGTCGTTGACACGATTACCCATCAACGAATTGTAAGCATCAATCAAGCTGATTTGTTGCTCGTAATCACCAATTGCAAAGTGATTGTTTCGATATTCGATGATCGGGACCTGGCCAAGATTGTGAGGTTCTACTTGTTCACCCTGTGTTGTTCCTGTGCTTGAATCACGCAGCACAATGTGATAATGCAGATTTTGAGTGAAAACTTCAGCTTGATACTTAGTCGCATCCTTCGTATCATCCTTGATTTCATAGTAGTACACTGCAAATAGAACCTTACGTTCGATGCTATCATCGTAAACCAGGAATACATTCTCAGGATCTACGCTAGTCGAATCGAGTTCAGTCAACCCTTCTTTTGCATAGATGTACTCGTAAGCACGTCCGTAAATAGACATGTTCAATGCATTCTGTGCGTCCACCTGGTCAATCTCAGCACCGTCGAATGCCACAAGCAAAGACTCGATATCGCCTTCAGCAGTATTGTTGTACTTAATAGCGTTGCCCATGAAATATCCTGTGGCCGTGTCTGCAATATCTTTCGCATGATTGGCTACTGTTTTAAAGTTTGGAGCGTTCTTGTTTCGTCGCTCATGATTTAAAATAGCATGTTCGCCCAGGTAGTAGCGTTTGAGTTTCTTCAAACGCTGGCGTTCTTGTGTGTGTTTCTGAATCAGCTTATAAATCAATTCCTTGTTCAAAGCTGTTTCGTCATATCCATCCCGTGGATAGGTTAAGTATTTATACATGTTCTCCCTTTCTACAAGCCATAAAGAGATTTTCTCTTAACGGTTGCCTTTGGTTGTGAATGTTGTGAATAAATCGCATAGCGTAGTGCATCCAGTACGTCGTCATTCTCCTTGATTGGTTCGCCTGTTTTTTCATTCCAGATATACTGGTAAACCTCGTCTTTAAAACGGCTTACTTTATCTGATACAACAAAAAAGCGCCCAGCTTTCATGAACTTAGCGACTTCTTCAATTCCCGACAAGACCGCTTTGTTTGCGTTGAATGTCTTGATTTGTTCTCTTTGAAACCTTGCTACGTGTTCAGGTCGTGCGCTATCTGCCCAGAACGTGATATTTCCGTATCGTTCCTTGATGTTCTTAGCAACATTTACCCAGAAATCAATCTCTTCATGTTGGTGCGCATGTTCCTCAAGTAAGTAGATAGAACCGTCAGACGTTTCTCCAACAACAACGATAGAGCCGTAGTGTTCATATCCCCAGTCAACGCCAGCGTAAAATCTAACTAAATCATCTGGAGCGCTATCGATATACATGTCCTCTTTGAAGTCACGATATACGGCACCCTCTCCAGTTACCCATTGCCCGTAAATACCACGGTCGGTAAACATTCCAGATGGGGTTGTAGCTATTAGATTATCTACATACCGCTGGTTTAAGAATGTGTTATCAAAGATTGTAAAATGGTTGGCAAGAATTTTCTTGCCGTCCGCTTTGTCGATGTAATCAACCTTAAGCCAATGTTTAGGGTGGTCTGGGTTGGTGTCGCAGATAACTCTAGCACCAAGACCAGAGCAACGTTTTAGAATTTCGTCAAATACGGCCTTATTTGCCAGCGTAGCCTCGTTTATATACGCTCCGAATGCTGTCATACCACGTATAGCTTTTAGACCCGCTATGGAGCCTGTAAACGTCGTGACGACATATACGCCAAAGAGCGTGAAATTCCCGTGCCTGTCAAACTTAAAATCGTAATTGTACGAGTCCGATATTTCTCTTAGTATATTTGTTTGAAGTGTTCCTGATGAAACTGCACCAAGGATATACATCGGGTTCTTAACTCCGACTTTCTCAGCGTTTCGCTTTGCTCGTTTCAACTCCATCAAAAAAAGGTCATTGTCTAACTTGGTTTTACCAGCACGTACTGCGCCGTGATTGATCATCATGTACCAGTCAGTAGCAACTGCCCTTTTTAAAATCTTCACTTGTTTGTCTGTATATAGTCTATCAAGTGCCATCGTTTAAAGCATCCTCCAACTTGTCGAAATACTCAGCCATGACGTCTTCTGAGTTTGCGCTACCTTCGAGCGTGACCCTACGTTTTTGGTTTTCCAATTTCAAGGCTTCAATACGCTCTTTTTGTTCACGCTTATCAAGGCTATCTTTTGTATCAATAGCGGTAAGCCTACTGATTTGTTCAAATGCTCGGACATTACCTTTCATAGCCTTTTGCATCATAACCATAGCCAGAGCCATTTCATTAGTTGAATCAAAACCTAACTCCTCAAGTTGTTTTTTTACATTCGGACTCGCAACTTCAGCTTGTAGTATTGTTTCAAATGCCTTTCTCAGATTGGCTTTTTTTCTTCGAGCCTTGCCTGAAGCGACTCCGCCTTTCTTGCCATATTTTCGAGCTTCGTCCGAGGTTGGGACTTTTAAATTATCTGCACCAGCCATCGCCTCACTTCCTTACTTTTTTAAAAATTTCAGCTCACTTTCTCAGCAGTGAGCCCTGTTTCTTCTTCCCAGCGTCTAATCGTCCGTGCCACGTAGAGTGGGTCAAGTTCCATACCGTAGTAGATACGTTCTGACTTCTCGCATACCATGAGAGTAGAACCTCCACCGTTGAAACTGTCTAAAACTCTGTCGCCTTTTTTGCTAGAATTCAAAACACACCTAGCAATCAACTTCAAAGGTTTCATGGTTGGGTGAATGTCATTTCTAACAGGTTTATCTTCGTAGAAGATAGTGGTCGGAGTTGTTTCTTGCATTGTTTTAATATAAGAGATTAGCTCGCTCTTTGTCATTTCTTTAAGGTTGTCCTCGTCCTCTTCAATGACCGTGGCTAGTGAGCGATTATCTACGAAATAGTGACTCGCTCCATCTTTCCAGCCATACAAGCAAGGTTCATGCTTCCATTGGTAGTCTTGACGACCTAACACAATAGCATTTTTTACCCAGATGATTGATTGTTTTAATAACCAACCTGTCTCTTTGACTGCAGCTCTAAAGTTCAAGCCTTCCGAATCTGCGTGCCAGATATAGAATGCCCCCCCTGGTTTTAAGTGGTTGTTTGCGACTGCGAATGCATCCCTCAGGAATTGCCTAAAGCTGACGTCGTCCATGCTGTCATTCATGATTGTCATAGCTTCCTCGGTTCCTCCCTGGTAGGCCACGTTGTAAGGTGGGTCGGTTACATAGAGGTCAATCGTTTCTCCGTCGATTAATTGAGCCATATCCTCTGCTGATGTGCTATCGCCACACATTAACCGATGTCGCCCCAATTGGAAGATGTCCCCGTATTCAATACCTGTCTCTTCTTCTTGCGAAAATTCCCTGGCATCTTCTGGATCCTCAGACTCCTCGAAATCATCCAAAGAATAATCGACATCCTCGAATCCAAACATGGTCATATCTAACCCCTCGACGCTTTCAAGCTCTGCGTAGAGTAGTTCTGTGTCCCACTCGGCAATCTCGCCTACTTTGTTATCAGCAAGCCTGAACGCTTTTATTTGTTCTTCTGAAAGGTCGTCTGCGATTAAGACTGGAACGGTCTCGAGTTTCAAAAAGCGTGCAGCTTTATACCGAGTATGCCCGTTTATAATTTCTCCGTCTTTGGTTGCTACAATTGGAACTTTAAAACCAAACTCTCTAATTGAGTTTGCGACTGGCTCTACTGCCTTGTCGTTATTCCTTGGATTGTTTTTATATGGCCGTAGCCATTCTAAAGGTTTATCAATTATTTTCAATTCTTTGTCCTAGAACCAAAAAACACACACCTCAGAGGTATGCGTTTTTTGGGTTATATGGTCTCTCGATTTTACTTCGTAATATCGAGGGACTACGGACCTCGAATGGAATCGATATTATATTTACCTTTCATTTTTTATTTTTGTGTAGCCTTTATGACGACGCCTGGAATTGAACCAAGGGCACTTCTCAAAAGTGAGCAACAAATTAGAAGAGAGTGTCAGAACCTTTCTCGTCGTCTAGAGAGGCCGTAGCCTCAATTTTCATAAAGGAGTATCATCTGCCGCAGCATTTGATACTACCATTTTATCAGTTTTAAAACTTCATGCCTGTACAATCACTATCATTTACTATCAATTCACTAAGAATACCATCAAGCTCTTTTATTGCTTGTTTTTTTAAACGATAATAGGTTGGTGAACTGATGCCACCAAGACCGTCGCAGATATCATCTACATACATCTTATTGATGTACGTCATCCTCAAGATTGTCCGATGTTTAGGATTGGCCAATTTATTGATCATACGGCCGAGTTCTATTTTTCGATTGATTATGACATTCGTGTCTTTCTCGATTTCACCCTTCATGGTTATGAGCTGAGCATAGACGTCGTCAATCTTCCTAGGTTGGGCACCTTTAACCTTAACCTCGGACCAGTTCGGACTCGAGAGCAGGCCAGCTTCAAGTTCGTTGATTTCGTCTATTCTGCTCTGGATATCCATGTCGAGGTTTTGCAACTCGCTCAAAAGCTCTTTTGCCTTCACTCTCTATCTCCTTTATGATATAATAATATTATTGAAAACGTTGTCGAGGCAGAGAGTGCCTTGGCTTTTTTTATTTTAGTAGCTATTGAGTATTTTGATTGTTTCCTCATAGCTTAGATTTACTTTTGCTTTTTGTTCATCGTATCCAAGCCCAAAAACTTTTGGAATTCTGAAGTAAATAATACTAGCGCTAGAATGGTAGCTGACAACCGTGTAGACATGCTTGAGCAAATCTTTCCTGATCGCAATGTTTGGAAATGCTACAAGCCCCAACTTATCTTCTTGATTTGTTTTCTTTGCTTTCACAGCTCCTGAATATGGATATTTTTTGGGTTTCATAATTTCACCTCGTCTCCAATCCTTAAAGTTTCGTAGCTTGTTTGCGTGACTACGAAAATGCCGTAGTTCTGTATTGTGATTGTGTACAGGTCGCCAATCTGCTCCTTTTGGATGACTCTACCTTTGATTTCTGCGCCTTGATTATCTGCTTTGTAGATTACAATAGGGCGCTTTTCTTCAAGATTTTTAATGTGGACACATTGCCAGATATTCAAAGTAGCTGACAAGACAATCCAGATTGCTATGAAGCGTTTCATTCTATAACCTCCTCTACAAGAATATAGGTTCTTTCTTTGTTCATTTGCTCATAACGTGCAACTTGATAGCCTATAACGTTTATTTTCGCTTTGCCGTCCGTTGCAATTTTAGCTTTTCCTATATATTCATTGAGTTTTTCAACTGCATAAATTTCATCATCAAAAAATTCAAGGAACTTTCTCATCACTTCACCTCCTCGATCTTGATTCCTGGACAATCAAACACCCAGCCGAAGCCAGCATCTTCGAGTTCTTTCTTAGTATGGTAAGCTTTTAAATCCGTATAATTTATTTTGTTACTCATATACCAAGTATCTTCATTGATATTATGTTTTAATACCATAAAATTACTCACAATCCCCTTTATCGTCACCAAATACCGCTTTTCCTCCACCTCGTAGCCGTCCAGCCATGCTCGAGCGAATGCTTCGATATTCTTTTCGTAAAACCATTCAGGGACGTTCTTATCGTAATGATCTTCAATCACTCTCATCGCTCCATAAACATGGAAGTTATTTTTCTTTTGAAATTCTATATAATCCGCCACAAACTGCGGGATTGTGACTTTATCACGTTCAACCATGCCCTCAACTTTACCTTGCTCGTAGCCTTCACGCCATTTTGCACGACTGAAATCTTGCTTAAATTCACTTATGATAACCTTTAACCAAACTTCACGGTCGTGCAATGGCAATTCCCGTAATCTTGCCAGTATGTTTTTTACATAGCGAGGCGCTTCGTCTGTGTGCCCTGTTTTGAGTTCGTCTAGTTGTTTTAAATCTCTCAAAACTTCAGACGTATCAACCCTTCTGAAACAGTCGTGGTTCAAACGCTCGTATTTTTCAATCAATTCTTCTATTTTCATCCTTCTAACTCCTTTATCTTACTTTCATAGCCTTTCAGCTTTTTCTTCCAAAAATCACGCTCTGCTGAACGAGTATGCACTGACGATTTTACTGTTGGTCCAGATAGCTTCCAAATTCTTTCGTTCGCTAGCTCCAGCGAGTGCTTGTAACCTTTGAGTAATTCTTCCTTTATACCCATCATTTCACCCTTTCGAGTTTGACTCGATACGACTGATTGTTCTTATATGCGTTCTCAAGCTGAGCCTTGCATTCAATAGCATCCCCTTCTTTTTTGAAAAAGTGCGTCTCGTCTATCCTATCTTTAAAATATAATGTGACAGTATAGCTCATGTTTCTACCTCTCAACTTATCTTGTGGTTTTCCAGGTCTCCGAATTCTTGGCCGTGGTTTACAAAGTATGAGCCAATCAGGATTGCATCCGCCTCGTCGTCTTTGACGTTCAGGTCGAAGTTCTCGGACACTTTAGCAACGGCCTGCAGCTTCATTGATTTCTTGCTACGATCTTTGTAGCTGAACTTCCAATACTTGCGCCAAGTCGACACGTTCACAAAATACACATTGTCAGCAATCAACCGTCCGAGGATGATGCCCGTTACAATTCCGATGCTGATCATGGACTGTTGATTAGGCCCCATGACCGAGTTCTTCTCGACTACAATCGACTCAAAATGGCAGTCGTATTTCTGCAAGGCTCTTGATTGAATCGCTCGCAGTTCGCTAGCCATGAACCGACCACGCTCAAAGAATGACTTGCTTTTATGCTTTAAGACACCACTCTGGACTAGGTCAGAGCCGTGAAACACGGCCCAACCTGTCGCAGTAGTTGAAATGTCTAACGATAATGTCAGAGATTTCATTGCAATTCTCCCTTGATACCGCAGAGGTCAAAGAGATTGCGCTTGTTGTTTTCAATGAACTCAAAGAACTTCTGTAATTCGGCCAAGTGACGCTTTTCTCTTTTGATTCCAAGGCTCGTATGATACTCTGTCGGCACTTTCGG